CCTTATATGAACTATGGCTCCGGCTATGCACAAACCTATAATATTAATATAAACGCAGGAGCTATAGCTGCGCAGGATGAGTTTGCCGGTCTTATCCAAGATACTATCCAACGCCTTAACCGAGGCGGAGATCCCTTAACTACTGCGGGCGTACTATGACCGTCCCTACGATTAACGCTCTTATTAACTTTTCCACGGGTCCATCTTTTGCGCAGGCTATGATTTTAGATACTGGGTTACTCGGTACTAATATTTTAGCCGATGCAGCATCGGTTATAGTCGATGTATCTAACGTTGTCGATGGCATTACAACTACTCGAGGCCGTAACGCTCAGGCCGACGTATTCCAAACCGGTACCCTTACTCTGCGTATCGTGGACCAAAACGGCGATTTTAACCCGCAGAACGTGGCCGGACCTTATTACGGTTTACTCACTCCACTCCGTAAGGTGCAGATAACTGCCAGTTACGGCGGTATCGAGTATCCACTCTTTAGCGGCTTTATTACGGGCTATACAACTACTACGCCAAAGATGGCTACCGATGTCGTTTATACAACTATTACGGCCGTCGATGCCTTTAGACTTTTCCAAAATAGTCAGATATCGACCGTTACTCTAGCTGCTGCCGGTGACTTACCCGGCGAGCGCGTAAACGCTATCCTCGACGAGATTGCTTGGCCTCCATCGATGCGCGAGATCCAATACGGAGACACAATTTTCCAAGCTGACCCGGGTACGGCTCGGACGGCTTTAGCTGCCCTACAAACCGCAACTACCTCAGAGTACGGCGCTTTATACATAAACGCTCGAGGATCCGTAGAGCTGCACGATCGCGCCTTTTGCATAGAGTCGCAGGCTTTGCCTCCGGTAGTCTTTAATGACGACGGCAGCGAGATTACTTACTATAACGCCGTATGGCGCTTAGACGATACGCAGGTATATAACCAAGCCTCTATAACTAAAATAGGCGGTACGGCTCAGCTTGCGCAAGACGATGCCTCTATCGAGGAGTATTTTGCTCACTCATATAATCAACAAAACTTAGTAATGAATACGGATGCAGATGCCCTCAATTATGCCCGGGCCTACGTGGCAAGCCGTAAAGATACTGCCACTCGATGCGATGCGGTAGAGCTAGACCTCTATACGGATAACTATAACGATGGCATTATCGCAGCTCTTGATCTAGATTTTTTCGACCCGGTATCGGTTACTACTAATCAACCTGGGGGCTCTACTCTTTCGCAGACATTACAGATTTTCGGAGTGCAGCATCGCGTAACGCCTAACTCTTGGAAAACGACTTTTACAACACTAGAGCCGATTATCGACGGCTTTATACTAAACTCATCTCTATACGGAGTGCTCGGTACCTCCGTGTTAGCATACTAAGGAGTAAGAATATGGCGGCTGGATTAGGTTTTAAGACCTTTACCACCGGTGAGGTATTAACGGCCGGCGATGTAAACGGCTACCTCATGCAGGGGATTAACGTTTTTGCATCATCGGCAGCTCGAGCGAGTGCTATTACGTCTCCTCAAGAGGGCCAGTATTCTTTCCTAAAAGATACTAACGCTCTTGAGTATTACGACGGTGCAGCTTGGGTAGGTGCTCCGGTCGGAGACATCACGGCCGTAACTGCGGGTAAAGGTTTGACCGGTGGGGGCTCCTCGGGCGATGTAACGGTAGCTTTAGCTACAACTGCTAAAGGTGATTTAGTAGCCGGATCAGGTGCATCGACGGCGGCCGTATTAACCGTCGGCGCTAATGACACCGTTTTAACGGCAGACTCCACGGCGGCAACCGGATTAAAATGGGCTACTGCCGCAACCGTGCCAACCTCTTACGGTTTTACGGCAGGTAAAAATAAAATTATTAACGGTGATTTTGGAGTTTGGCAACGCGGTACGAGTTTTACAAACCCTAGCGGTACTTATACGGCAGATAGATTTATGGTCGCGCAATCGGGTACAGGTACTGCTACTACATCTCAGCAAACTTTTACCCCGGGTACTGCTCCGGTCTCGGGATATGAGGGTACATACTATTTAAGATTAGCAAACGCATCCGGTACGACTTACAACGAAATCGCTCAACGTATCGAGGATGTAAGAGTTTATGCCGGCCAAACGGTCACTTTATCGTTTTGGGCTAAAGCAAGCTCGCCTATTACCTTTACTCAATTACTACGCCAAAACTTTGGTTCGGGTGGTTCGGCAAACGTAGATAACGGTACCGCTACGGTGAATATTAACTCCTCATCTTGGACGCGATATACCTATACAGTAACTCCTCTTGCCTCTATTGCAGGTAAAACTATCGGTACGAGTTCGTATTTATCTGTTTTACTTTATAGCTCAGGCGGCACTATTGCATCCAATACCGTGGAGTTTTGGGGATGGCAGTTAGAAGCCGGATCTACTGCTACGACTTTCCAAACTGCTACGGCTACCGTGCAGGGAGAACTAGCTGCCTGCCAACGTTATTACGTTTATGACTCAAAAGCGGCCGTTAATGTCTATCAAGCTAATGCTGCTAATGCGTGGGGAAATTACATTTTCCCGGTACCTATGAGAGTAGCGCCAACTATAACGCAAACAGGCGGAGCGATTGCTAGTCAAAATACATCGGCTACGACTTTTACAACGGATACAAGTAATAATAATACCTTACATACGGGCATCTATTTTTTAACGGGTGCATCGGCTACGACATCATATTTATATAGAATAGTAGAGTGGAGTGCAGAACTATGATCGAATACACTAAAAAAACTGGGGCTTTTGGTGGCGAATACATTGAGGCTATTAACGGCGATGTATTAATGCAGATACCAATAGACGAAGCTAACTCCGACTATCAGGCATACCTCAATAAAGATAACCCCGAGTATGGCAAGCCTGCAAAGCTATAACGGCTATCCGGCCTCTAAAGATCCTAAAGAGATTGATATAAAGTCGTACCCCGTAAAGGGTACGGCTCTAAAGCTAAGGTGCGCCGAGAGTGTTGGGCCTCTCTTGGCGGCCTTTGCTGCGGAGTTTCATGAGTTAATTGAGCCGATAGATAACGGCGGTTTAGACGATTGGGGTTATGCCTTTCGGATGGTACGAGGTACTACTGACAAACTCAGTAACCACTCATCCGGGACGGCTATAGATCTCAATGCAACTCGACACGCTCTCGGCAAGGTGGGAACTTTTCCGGCTGAAAAGGTACCTATGATCCGAGCGCTCGCTAAGAAATACGGCCTCAAGTGGGGCGGCGATTACGTTAATCGTAAAGACGAGATGCATTTTGAGGTAGAGGTATCAGCTACAAAAGCAAAAGAACTTATAACCAAGTTAGGATTAGAAAATGCCAACTAGCGCACAAGTAACAGTAGGAGCCACGGCTACGGTTTTAGTAGCGGCTAAAGATTTTGACCAAACGGCTTATCTCCATAACTCAGGCGGAGGTATCGTTTATCTCGGAGCCTCTAACGTAACTACGGCTAACGGCTACAAGATGGATAACGGCGATAAATTGACCGTAGGCGTAGGAGATCATGAGGCTCTTTATGCGGTTACGGCATCGGGTACAAACGTCGTAGCGGTACTAACGCAGATCAACTAAAGGGCATTACAGGAGAGCACAATGAAAAAACAAGCTATCGAGGCGGGTAAGTCATATCTCCGCGCGGCTATTAGCTGCGTAGGAGCTCTATATCTATCCGGTATTACAGATCCAAAAGTATTGGCTAACGCGTTTATCGCCGGGCTAATCGGACCAGTACTAAAGGCAATAGCTCCTAATGAGGGCGCTTACGGAGTAAAGGCTAAGTAATGGAAAGAGCTCAGCTCGTAATCGGTCTCGCTTTGGGGAGCGTTGCCATTTTGGGGTTAGGAGCTGGGCTCGTCCGTCACCTAGTTAAGTTTTATCTATCAGAGCTAAAGCATGATGGTAACGGCGGCCATAACCTCGCCGGGCGCGTTGAGCGTATTGAGAACCAAGTGGACAAAATATACGAGATTTTGTTAGAGGCTCGCCTGCGCGCCTAATTGCTTTATGTCAGTACATAGCCTCATAATTAATAGACAAACGCCGAGAGGGCTACTCGGGTAGTAGCTGCATCGGCCTTAACAAAGGGCGAATATATGAACAGTTTGGATATATTGGTGGGCCTAGGTGCCTGCGGTTTTTGCTTTATTTTGATGGTCATGGGTTACTCCATCGGCTATCGCGAGGGACACGGCGAGGGTTACATCCGTGGCCGTGCTATTGCTAAAGCTCTGAAAGAACAGGAGCTAATCTAATGGGGTTTTTAGATAACTACGAGGACGTAAATGCTCGTATCAAGCGCTTTAGATCCGAGTTTCCGTCCGGGCGTTTAATTGCTTACATCGAGGACATCGACATAATTAAAGGCACGGTGCTAGTTAAAGCTGAGGCCTACCGGGAGTACGAGGATGCAGTACCGAGCGCCGTAGATTACGCGTTTGGCAACGTCTCGACCTATCCGAATAATATGAAAAAATGGTTTATAGAGGACACAATTACAAGCGCTTACGGCAGGTGCATCGGTCTATTAACTCCGAGCCTAGAGTTTAACTCGAGGCCTACCGCTCAGGATATGCAAAAGGTAGAGACACTACCGGCAGACTCTGACCCATGGAGTACTAAAGCCTCTATCGAGGATATGGCTACGATGGCAAGCTCTATAAAAGATATAGCCAGTAGTTTAGGCGGTGAGCTAGTAGCTGCTGCCCCGCGCTGCCCTCATGGATCGATGATATGGGCCGAGGGAACGGCGAAAGCTACGGGAAAACCGTGGGCGGCGTATAAATGCACGGAGAAAAACCGCGCTAATCAATGTAACCCGCTATGGCACGTACTGGCAAGCGATGGTAAATGGAAGCCTCAAGTATGACAAAGGCCAAGCTCATAAAGCTATTAGTAATCGCTGAGTTAATTTTAATTATCACGTTAGGAGTTTTAGCATGGGCGAAATGACGATGATTAGTAACGGTATAGCTACAACTATTCACGATGATGGATCTAAGACGGTTATGCCTGTAGATCAATGCGATAATTGCCAAGAGTGGGTAACTCGCTTTGGTGGCCTAACTATTCGAGATGCCGGTAATGACGTGGTTATATGGTTATGCTCACGATGCCGCAAGTAGCTAAAGTTATCCTCGATCGTACTCAAGAAATTACGGCTCATAAAATAGGGCTCGAGCGAGCGATAAACTTTAACGCAGATCCAAAAGATAGTAATCAATACGGGCAGCGCTTTGCCAACTACCACGAGTTTATATGGCAAAAGGCCGAGGCTTGCGGAGCTGAGACGGCGGTAGCTAACTACTTTGGCGATTATGGCTTTACGCCTAAAGTCGATGTCGTTCATGAGGAGGCCGATGTAGGCGAGAATATCGAGGTTAAATGGACCAAGCATATAAACGGCCACTTAATCATCCAAGAGGGCTCGAAAGCTAGGCCTAACGACGTAGCTATATTAGTTACAGGTTTTAGCCCGGTTTATATCTTGCTGGGATGGATGCCGATAAGTATGGCTACGCAACCTCGCTACAAGCATCCACACCAAAACAATTACTGGATACCTAGAGCTAGTCTCTTTGAGATGCAGTATCTAAAGAGGTCAAACTATGGCTTATAAAACTAAATGCCGTTTATGTGACAAGGTAACGGATCATATAGAGCGCATAGTGACCGATAACCTACCGCCTCACGTTAAAACGCTGGAGTGCGTTAAATGCGGGGTTATGGGTGTGGTCATGATGGAGGACGTTAAAGATGCCTAGCTACGAGTATCGATGTATAGCTTGCAATATGACCTACATGGTGGAGCGATCTATACATGAGGACAATGCTCCTATGTGTTGCAATATGGCTATGGCTCAGGTTTACGGCGTACCGGGTATCAGCTTTAAGGGTATGGGATGGGGTAAAGATGCTTAACAAAGATACGATATATAATGAAAACTGCCTAGATACTATGCGTAAAATGGACGATGGCATAGTGGATTTAGTAGTTACATCTCCTCCGTATGATGATTTAAGAGATTATGAGGGATATGTCTTTGACTTTGAGCCGATTGCTAATGAATTATATAGAGTAATCAAAGATGGCGGCGTTATCGTTTGGGTAGTCGGAGATGCCACTAAAAATGGCTCCGAGTCAGGTACAAGCTTTAGGCAAGCTCTCTACTTTATGAGCTTAGGGTTTAACTTACACGATACGATGATTTATCAAAAAAACTCAAGTAAATATCCGGCTAGAGCTGACTCAAATAGGTACACACAGATATTCGAGTATATGTTCATATTTAGTAAAGGTAAACCGGAGGCTAATCTCATATGTGATAAGCCGAATAAATGGGCTGGTCATATGGATTGGTCCGGTAAAAACTCGGCTCCGGTGCGTGAATATGGGCCAAGAGCTAATATATGGAGCTACATAACCTCGCTAAACAGTACCGGACATCCCGCGCCATATCCTGAGGAGTTAGCTGGAGACCATATCCTCACATGGAGCAACGAGGGAGACTTAGTTTACGATCCCTTTATGGGTAGCGGTACTACTGCAAAGATGGCGATATTAAACAAGCGGCATTACATCGGTAGCGAAATAAGCTCTAACTATTGCGACATAGCTAATAAGCGCGTACCTTGGATTATGTTATGAGTTATCCACAGGAGTTATACACAGGTGTTAAAAAGATGTGGGACACGCTCAAGAGTACGCTCAACTATTGCGCCTCTTTGACAAGAGCATTACGCTCCATACTCGCAGGCGAGCCGCTTAGGCGGATAGCTCGCAGGCGTAGTTTGGTGCTATTGGGTGTGCTATGTGTAATTAGCATTACACCTAATGCGATAGCGGTAAGTACTGCAAGAGATATAAACAACTACAAGCTATACACTCATATAAAGCTATTAGATGCAAAAGAATATAGATGTGTAGAGCTGCTATGGACCCTCGAGAGTAGATGGGATCCACGTGCTAAAAAT